TATCGCTCTGGTCGGGCGATTGTCGTAGGCAATTCCGAGCAATTTCATGGCTTTGTAATCATGCAATGCGATCCGGATCGATCAGTGCCGCCTGTTCCGCCTCATGGCGCTGGGCGGCATCGGGCGAGTCGCGCCGCGCGTTGACGATGGCCACAAACAGCGCGCGGGCGATGGTGGCGACCTCATCGGCCCCGGCACAGGTCAGGTTGGCATCGTGGATCGCTATAGCCTCGCCCAGATCAGTGATGGCGTAAACGCTCGCGAACTCGGCCTCGGTCGGGTCGCAGGTCTCGGTGTCGCGGTCGTCAGGGCTGGTGGCCACGCTGCGGCAAAACCGCAGATCAAACCCGATGGCGCATTCGCGGCGGATCAGGTCGGCGAGGGTCTCGCCCTCGGGCAGGCAGTTGAAGGACAGGGTCATCGTCGTGCCCCCTCAGATCAGCTGAAGGCTCGCCAGCAGGACGCTGGCGGCGGCAAGCTGGGTGGTGGGGAGCTCGATCTTCAGATGCGAGATCACGTCCGAGGCCTCCGCCTTGATGCCCTCATCGCGCAACGCGGCCTCGATCATCCGGGCGGCAGCGTCCGGGCCCTTGAGGTTCAATGGGTCCGGCAGGGTGGCATGGTCAATGCGGATCGTGGTCGTAGCCATGGTCATGTTCCTGCCCTCCCTCAGCGCTTGGACGCGGCGGCGACGCCAGCGGCATAAGCCTCTTCCAGCGCGGCGCGGATCGACCAGACCGCGACATCGTGGAAGTCGAGGCGGTCGCTGTTCCGGGTCTCCAGCGTCTCGATGCTGTAGAAATGCTTTGCTGCGATCTCCAGCAGCAGGGCGTCGCTGGGGGCTTTGGCGGGCGCGGTCTTGGTGGTCATGGCGTCGTCTCCAGGGCTGAGTTGCATCGTTTTCTTGCACCCAGAATCGCTCTAGCGGCAAGTGTAATCAACTGAATAAGCAGATCATTTCCGTTTAATTCCAATATCTTGAGGCTCTGTCAATCGCCATGGAAGGTATGTCCGAACGCGAGTATTCCGCCCATTCCGGCCTGTCGCGCGGGGCGATCCAGAAGGCGCGCAAAGCCGGGCGGCTGGTGGTTTACAAAGACGGGTCGATCAACGCAGCGGCCTCCGATGTGCGCCGCGCCGAGATGACCGATCCGGATCAACAGCGGCGCAGCACGGGTGGCGATGCTGGGTTTTCCGGCCCGGCTGACAGCTCGTCTTATCTGAAGGCCCGCACCGCGCTGACGGTTTATCAGGCGCAGGAACGCCAGCTGGCCATTCAGAAGCGCAAGGGCACGCTGGTCGGCCGGGCGCGCGCCGAGACGCTGGTGTTTCGCCTTGCGCGACAGGAACGCGATACTTGGGTGACCTGGCCCAGCAGGGTGGCGGCTCTGATGGCGGCCGAAGTGGCCGCAGAGGTGGAAAAGCAATCCGGCACGCCGCTGATCATCGAGGCCGCGATCCTGCAGAGGGTGCTGGAAACCCATGTCAGAGCGCAACTCGACGCCCTCGCCGATCTCCGGGTCAGCCTCGGATAACGATGATCTGACCGCCGATCTCGACCTCGGGTTTGACGGGGCCGAGGATATCCTGCGCGCGTGGCGCAACGGGATGCGGCCTGATCCGGGCCTGACGGTATCGGAATGGGCGGATGCGCATCGCTGGCTGTCGTCGCGCGCGGCGGCCGAACCGGGGCGGTATCGCACGGCCCGCGCGCCCTATCTGCGCGAGATCATGGACGCGCTGTCGCCGCGCCACCCGGCGCAGCGGGTCAGTTTCATGAAGGCGGCGCAGGTCGGGGCGACCGAAGCTGGCAACAACTGGATCGGCTTTGTCATCCATCACGCGCCGGGGCCGATGCTGGCGGTGCTGCCGACGGTCGAGATGGCCAAGCGCACTTCGCGCGGGAGGCTAGACCCTTTGATCGCCGAAAGCCCGGCCCTACGGGAACGGGTCAATCCGGCCCGGTCTCGCGATGCGGGCAATTCGATGCTCTCAAAAGAGTTCCCCGGCGGCATCCTGGTGCTGACCGGGGCCAACAGCGCCACCGGCCTGCGGTCGATGCCCGCGCGCTACATCTTCCTCGACGAGGTAGACGCCTATCCAGCTTCTGCTGACGAGGAAGGTGATCCGGTCACACTCGCGGAAGCCCGCACGACTACCTTCTCGCACCGGCGCAAGGTGTTCATAGTCTCGACCCCTACGATCCGTGGTCTGAGCCGAATCGAGCGCGAGTTCGAGGCATCGGACCAGCGGCGCTACTTCGTGCCCTGCCCGCACTGCAGGGCGATGCAATGGCTACAGTTTGAACGCCTTCGCTGGGACAAAGGGCGGCCCGACACCGCCGCCTATCACTGCGAGGGCTGCGAAAAGCCCATCGCCGAGCACCACAAGACGAAAATGCTGGAGCGCGGTGAATGGCGGGCGACGGCAGTCTCCACCGATCCGCATTCCATCGGTTTCCATATCTCCGCGCTCTATTCGCCCTTGGGCTGGAAAAGCTGGCAGCAGATCGCGCGCGAGTGGCTGGCGGCGCAAGGCTCGGAAGAGATGCTGCGCGTCGCGCGTAACACCCTGCTGGGCGAAACTTGGGTGGAGAGCGGCGACGCACCGGAATGGCAGCGGCTGGCCGAACGCCGCGAAGCCTATGGCGGTGCGCAGGTTCCCGTCGGTGGTCTTTTCCTGACGGCTGGCGTCGATGTGCAAAAGGACCGGATCGAGGTCGACGTCTGGGCTTGGGGCCGGGGTCTGGAAAGCTGGCTGGTCGATCACATCGTGATCGCGGGTGGCCCCGACGATCCGAGCTGCTGGGACAAGCTGACTGCCCTGCTCGGTCGGACATGGACCTGCGCCAATGGCGCGGTGATGCTGATCGGCAAGCTGGCCATCGACACCGGCTATGAGGCCCCGGCGGTTTACGCATGGGCACGCAAGCAAGGGTTCGACCAGGTGGCACCCATCAAGGGGCTGGAAGGCTTCAACCGCGCGACGCCGGTGTCGGGCCCGACCTTCGTCGACGCCACCATTGGCGGCAAACGTCTGCGGCGCGGCGCGCGGCTGTGGTCGGTGGCCACGGCGACATTCAAGACCGAGACCTACCGCTTTTTGCGGCTGGAGCGGCCCTCGGACGAAGACCGGGCGTTGGGTGTGCTCGATGCTCCGGGCACCGTGCATCTGCCCGACTGGATCGACACCGAATGGCTGAAACAGCTGGTGGCGGAACAACTGGTCACTGTGCGCAACAAGCGCGGCTATGCCCACCCCGAATGGCAGAAGATGCGCGAGCGCAACGAGGCGCTCGATACCCGCGTCTATGCACGAGCTGCGGCCTGGATCATGGGCGCGGATCGCTGGGACGAGGCAACATGGCGGCGGCTCGAGACGCAGGCCGGGGTGGAAACCCGTCCGCCCGTCACCCCGGCGGCTGTTGATAGTGCGGCCTCGGAACCGACCACACCCGCCCCGCCCAAGGCCGGGACACCAACCACGCCACGGCGCAAACGCCGGGCCTACACACCGAACTTCATGAGGGACTGAGATGGATCTGGAACGGATGCGCGCGCTGCTGGCTGCGCTGCAGGAGGCGCGCTACGCGGGCGTCCGCTCGGTCAGTTATGACGGCAAATCGATCAACTATGGCTCAGACGCCGAGTTGGCGAATGCGATCAGCGATCTTGAAACCCGGATCGCCACCGCCAGTACCGGCACGCCGCGTCGTCGGCGTTGGGGCACCGTGGCCACGAAGGGTCTGTGATCCATGGCATTCGAGGCTTTTCGCCAGCGGCTGGGGTCGATCATCGGTGGGTTTGACGCGGCTCAAGCCCATCGTCGCCTGCGAGGCTTCCGTGCCAGCCGCGCCCATGTGAACACGCTGATTGCGGCTTCGGGCGACACGATCACCGCCCGCGCACGTTGGCTGGCCCGAAACAACGGCTACGCGGCGAACGCTGTGGAGAGCTTCGCCAGCAATGTGGTGGGCGATGGCATCAAGCCGTCCAGTTCCATCGCGGACGCGGCCAGGAAAGAAGAACTGCAAGCGCTTTGGCTCGCGTGGACCGACGATGC